TTTTACAATAGAATGTTTAAGCAGTTAAAAGCTAGACCAAGAATTAGAACTACATATTTCAAACTGAACTATGATGATATATTAAGAATAGATTTTAGAAGGTTGGTTTATTTAGATGGCGTGTATTATAGGATAAACAAGATTATTGACTATAAACCACACATGACAGAATCTACAAAGGTTGAGCTAATGGAGTTTTTTGATTTGGGTAAAGATGATGTTTTAGATGGCGATATGATGGATTTAACTAATGGATTAAATATATAATGAAGACAGGAGTATCAGGCAGAATAAAGCTTAATAAAAAAAGAAATAAATTATACACTTTGATAAGTGGTGTATATACTCCATTGGTTTATGAAGAACAAGATGTTGATGGATTGTATTACTACAGAGATGTTTATGTGACCGACCCTGAAAAATTATCTAAACAAAAAGCTATAATAAATAGAGGTGCTAGAAATAGTGATGTTACAGAGTTTGATATTGTTACAACAACAACTCCACAAAGAGGAACGGTAACTACAACAACAGAAAAAAAGGTGACTAATGTTTTATATTTAACATATAAGCATAATGTCACTAGCGTTGATTCAGATGGTAAATATGCAGGTGTCAGAGTTAGTCAATGGGATTCAGTAAAGGCAGGTATTTCATTTAGGCAATCCACAGCTTCAAATCAGCCATATGTAGGAGGAATAGGTGGTGGAAAGGTAGGAAATTCTCCTTTGTTTTTTGCACACGAACTTGACACTCATTTAGAAAGCACTTCTAATATAACTTTGCAGAATGACTTTACTATATTCATTTCTTTTAGTTATGAGAAATTCAAATACATTAGACTATTAGGAAACTCAAGTGATGCTAATGTTTTTATTTCATTTAATGAAAATGTAAATGAAAACTTTCATTTTGGTTTAGCGTCAGGACTTGATTACACAATAACTATTCCTGAAGCATCAAAACTGCAAAGAGAAACGCCTTATCTTTTAACTTTGATTAGAAAAGGAACTGACTTAAAATTAAGACTTAACGGAACAGAGATTGGAACTACAACTGTTGCTACTAACGACTTGGTAATCAATACTATAGCTAGAGCAAAAGATACAAATAATTTCTTCGGTGGTTATATGAATGCAATATTGTTTTGGGATGGTGCACTAGATACTAGACTAGAAGATATAGAAAACAATATGATAGATGAATATACAAATATATTATACTAATGAGTAATATAACAACGATATTAAGAAAAGAGCTTAATTTGATAGGCAAGGACTTGGTTAAGTCTATAAAGAATGAACTTGCTAATCAAAGGCATATTGCTACAGGTAAACTTGCAAACACAACAAAGCACAGGGTTGATGTAAGTCAGACTGAAGGCAATCTTTTAATATCGTCAAAAGCAAAGTATTGGAGGGCTGTTAATGATGGAACAAAACCCCACAGTCCACCTTTTGAGGATATAATGCAATGGATGGATGATAAGGGTATAGCCTATGCAAATGAGGCAGAGAAAAGACAAATAGCTAATGCTATAATAAGAAGAATAGAGATAGAAGGAACTCCAACAAAGGGTAGTTTTACAAGAACAGGAGCAACATTTAGAAAGGGTTATCTAAATCGTTCTATTGGCAGCAAGAAGCAAAGTATAACAAGAAGGCTACAAAAAGTTATAGGTGACCAAATAAAAGTAGAGTTTAACAAGGTAATAAAAAAAGCAAACCAAGATGGCTGAAGAATTAAAGTATAGAGTAAGAGTATTAGGTATTGATGAACTTGTAGGTCTTAACAAAGAGATACAAAAAAATGCTGATGACCTTCGTAAAAAAAGGAAAGCTCTTAAAGATGACAAGCAGGGTCAAGAGGAAAACATGAAGCAAGTCATTGAGCTTACCGATAAACTAAAACAGCAAAGAAAAGAATTTAGAGAAGGCTCTAAAGTTCAAAAAGAAGTTCAGACGCAAACTAAAAAGAGCACTAGCTTTACTATGAAAATGGCTGCTGCTTTTGGTGTAGCTTCACTTGCTGTCGATGGACTTAAAAAAGCATCCAAGTTTCTTGGCGACCAAATAAAAGAGAGTGTTGTTGTATTCAAGGAGTTTGACTTTCAAATGGCTAAAGTTAGAGCTATTAGTGGTGCTACAGATTCAGAGTTTCAGGCCTTAAAGAAATCTGCAGAAGAACTTGGTAGAACAACATTCTTTACAGCAACACAGGTAGCAGAGTTGCAAACAAACTTATCAAAACTAGGTTTTACATCTATAGAGATTTTAGACGCACAAGCAGCGACACTTGCGACTGCAACTGCAGCAGGTGAAGATTTGGCTAGAACAGCAACCGTTATGGGGTCAACCATACGAGGATTCGGCCTTGACGCTAGTGAAGCAACAAGGGTGGCAGATGTTATGGCTACCGCATTTACAGGCTCTGCCTTAGATATTGAGAAGTTTCAAACATCAATGACGAAGGTTGCCCCTATTGCAAAGATGGCAGGGTTTGAGATAGAGGGAACTACTGCAATCTTGGCTTCTTTAACAGATGCAGGTATTGAGGCTTCTATTGCAGGAACATCTTTAAGAAATATATTCCTTCGTTTAGCAGACCCAACATCTGACTTATCTAAAAGACTAGGTGGCTCTGTAAGTTCTGTAGATGAACTGATACCAAGACTTAAAGAATTGCAGGATGCTAATATTGACTTGGCAGATGTTTTGGGTATTACAGATAGAAGAACTGCTGCTGCTTTTGGTAGAATACTAGATAGTGGAGAGGGTATTCAAATTTTTACAGATGCTTTAAGAAACTCTGAAGGTGCTGCACAAGATATGGCTGATATTGTTGGTGATAGTTTACAGGGTGCTTTTTTACGATTTAAGTCGGCTGTTGATGGTTTTAGAATAGCATTGATGGATGGATTGGGAGAAAGTATGCAAAGCGTTGTTGATGGTTTTGCTAAATTCTTTAATGCTCTTGCAGATGAAAAAAACATAAGCAGACTTAAAACTTTAGGTAAAGCAATAAGAAACACAATAATACTATTAGCATCATATACTATTGGTGTAAAAGCTTCTGCTCTTGCTACAACTTTATTTGGAACTGCAAGTATGACAGCAGGAATGACATTAAAAGGTCAATTTTTAAGAAGTTTAGTTTTAGCAAAAAAAGGATTGGTTGCTTTTAGATTGGCTTTGATTAAGACAGGTATAGGTGCTATTGTTGTTGCTGTTGCATCATTAGCAACAAAACTAATTATGTTTGACAGTTCTATAAATGATGTTAATAATACTTTAGATGAGTTTAATAATAAACTTGATAAAGGAAATATTGCATATGAAGGACAATCTAAAAATGCAGAAAGGCTTATACAAATAAAGAAAGAGTTAAATAAAATTACAGATGAAGAAGGTAATTTGTTAAGTGATTCTGCATTTCAAAGTGAAAAACACAACAAGCTTAAAAGAGAAGAATCTGTTCTTATAGTCAAGTTGAACAGAGATATGAAAAAATATACTGACCATCTTTTAACAGAGAAGTCAACTATAGATGATATTACAGAAGCTACTAAAACGCTTATTAAAACAATGAAGCAAAGACAAGCAGCTCAAATTTTTGAGGAGCTTTCTAGCGATTTATTGAAGACAAGCTTGGCTGTTGAAAAATTCAAGAAGGACTTTACAGAGGGCACTTTTGGTGAAATGACATTCAAAGATGAAGCACAAGCTATGAAAGGTCTTGAAGTGCTGTTAAATAGGCTTGGAAAGAGAGGCACTAAAACATTTGACGATATTGCACAAGGTTTAGGAAAATTTTTAGGTATAGGTTCTTCTACAGCTTTGAGCGAAATGAATGATTTTATCGAACAATTTATGGAAAGCACCGACATAAATTTAGGAACTCTTAAAAAGTTTTTTAAAGATACTCAAGGTGTTTATGATTCGGAAATGACCGCACTACGAGCACATATAGAGGAACAAACAGGTATTGACCCCGCTACCGTATTGTTTGGTGGTGGTGATAGCGAGAAAAAAGATGAGAAAAAAGCACCTGATGGTTTTGTTATTACTTCAGAGGCATTGCAGAAAACAATGAAACAAGAAAGAGCAAAGATTTTGAAAGACCAAACTTTGTTTGCTGAAGAAAGAACTATGAAACTGTTGTTGCTAGAACAAGACTATTTAGAAAAAGTATTGGCTTTACAAAATCAGCACAAAAAAGATACAGAAGACACACAGATTAAAATAGCACAGAATGAAGCAAAAATACTAGAAGAAGGTTTTAAAGGAAAATTAAAGCTATTAGAAGAACAAGAGGTTTTAAGAAAACTAAAGTTAGAAGAATTAAGAACTGAAGGAGTTGATGATACTACATTAAAAGCAATGGAGTTAGAAGGTGAAGCACAATTTTTAAATAGCAAATTACTTTTACACCTTCAATATTCAAAAGACTTTATGGACATAAGTGCACAGCTTGATGAAAATGAAGAAGAACAAGAAAGAAATAGAAAAGCAAGATTTCAACAAACAGTAAATGAGGTAAATAATTTAGGTCAAGAGATGCAGAATCTTGGTGCTATTATGGGAGAAAATCACGCACTAACTAAAATTGGAATTAAAATATCACAAGCTGCTGCTTTAGCTAACAATATACAAACTGCATCTGAAAAGATAAAAGCGTTAAGTCTTATTAAGACAGCAGGTGCAGAATCTGCAGCAGGTGTGGCTACACAGGCAAAGTTGATGTTTCCTGCTAACATAGCGGCTATTGCAGCAACACTAGCAGCAGTAGTTTCTGCTATGCAACTTTTTGGTGTTGGTTTTGGTGGCGGAAATGTAGATGAAGAAGGGCCTGAACAATTTTTTGCTAAAGGTGGACTAACAAAAGGTGGTATGTTTAGAGGTCGTTCACACGCCAATGGTGGTGTTAAGTTTGCAGTAGGTGGTAGAATACACGAGGCAGAAGGTGGAGAGGCTATTATCAATAAAAAATCAACAGCTAGGTTTAGACCAATACTATCTGCTATAAACTCCTATAATGGTAATGGAGTTAAGTTTGCTGATGGTGGTGTAATATCATCAGGCGAGAAGTTTGCACTAGGTGGTGAACTAGCTAATATACAACAGATGGTTTCAGGCGGTAGTATGAAGCAAAAGGTTGTTATGGTGGAAAGTGATGTTACCTCAACACAAAGCAAGGTTTCATCTTTAGAAAGTCAGGCTAGATTTTAACAACTGACTGTTAATAAGTTTGTTACGATATAATTTTATAGTTTTTGTAAAACAATATATTGCGATATGATAAAAAATAATAAGCTGACAATAGTTAAAGAATTTGTTGAAAGTGCTTATGTTGATATCAAAAATAAACATTCTGAAGCTGCAGGTATAATAGATGTCCTAATGTTCCTAGCAGAAAGAGGCTTGATTGAGCCTAGAAGATTACGCGATTATATGATTATCAAAGACTACTCAAAATTTTTGAAAAAGAATGATGATAGAATTTGTGTAACAATGATTGACCTAGCTATAAAGTATGATATTTCTGAACGAACTGTTCAAAATATTTTATACAAAACTAGGAGTAAATTTAGTAAAAAAGCAAATATTAGAAAAAATTTGTAAACTTTTGCTAAAGACCTATTATTGATATAATTACATTTGCAGAATGAATAATTGGTATGAATTTCAGAACTTGGCAGAAAGCTCAACTGTAGAGATATCTATCTATGATGAGATAGGTGATTACGGAACTTCTGCTAAAAATTTTATAGACGACTTAAAGTCAGCAGGTGATAAAGACATAAACATTAGAATGAACTCCGTAGGAGGTAGTGTTTTTGACGGACTTGCAATTTACAATGTTCTTCGTTCACATAAAGGATATGTCAATGTAAAGATTGAGGGTCTTTCTGCTTCTATAGCAAGTATTATTGCTTTAGCAGGGGACAACATAGAAATGGCTGAAAATGGCTTTTTTATGATTCACAATCCTTTTGGCAAGTCTGCAGGTGGTGCAGAAGAAATGCGTAAGACTGCTGATTTACTTGATAAAATCAAGCAAGAGCTTGTATCTATCTATATGAATAAAACAAATCTTTCAGAAGATGTTATTTCAGATATGATGGATAAAGAAACTTGGCTGACAAGTCAAGAAGCTATGGAGATGGGTTTTATAGATTCTATTACAGAGCCTATCAAAGTAGCGGCTAGTTTTAACTTCTCTAAATTTACCAATGTAGATGAAAAAGAGGTGAAAAACAGATTGGAACTAATTAGTAATATTAAGAAAACGAAAATGACTGAAGAATTAAAATCTTGGTTTAACGGTGTTAAAGAGGAAATCGTTAACGCTGTGAAGGGAGAAGGCGTAGCTGAAGCCCCTGCTAATGAAGAAATTTCCGTTGTTCTTTCTGATAATGAAGAAGTTGTAAACAAACTTACAGACTTGTCAAATGAGAAAGAAGAACTTTCAAGCATCATTTCTGAAAAAGAGGTAAACATCTCTGAATTAGAAAATAAGGTGTCTGAATTGGAAGCTGAATTAGCGAAGCTAAATGCTACAGAAACTAAAGTAGAAGCAGATAACGACCCTGCAATTAACGAAGCTGATGTTGTAGTTAATGAGTGGGATGTTTTTGCAAAATCATTATTAAAATAATAAATTAAAAAATTATGGCTAATACTGTCGCAAGTTTACCTACAGTTAATAAATATGATGTAAGTAAAACAATTATTGAGCCTCTATTTATGGGGCAAGAATATATGTCTTATATGGACATAATGCCTAATGTTTCAGGAACTGTTGTTATTGACAAGTTCAAGCAATTAGGTGGAATTACTAACGCTTTTTCTTCTTCAGCTTTTACTGCTGAAACAGGTGAGATAGGTGATACTGTTACTATTACTCCTGTTCGTAGAGAAGCAGAAATTGCATTTGCAGGTAATTCATTATACAACAAAATCAAAGGTCAACTAATGAGAGGTGGCTTTGAGTTTGATAATGTAGATGGAACTGTTGTAAAAAACATTTTATTAGACCTTATCGGACAAGGTGTAAAAGCTGACTTTAACAAGCACCTTTGGTTATCTGATACTTCTGCATCAGGTGCTTTCGGTGACTTTGATGGTTTGTTTGATTCAGCTTTCGCTGTAACAGCAAACAAAATCAACAGAGATACTATTTCTCAAGGCTCTGACGCTGCTTTAGCTTCAGGAAAAGGTCTTGAAATCCTTAAAGGATTATATGATGCTGCA